AACATAAGATACCCAGTGGCAGTACCTGCCGCACCAACTAAAGTAATACCGCCCTCTGTTCCGTGAGCTACAACTAATTCTTTAGAATAATAACTATTTGGCGAAGTCGTGCCGATGCCGACATTGCCCGAACTGTCGATACGGGCAGTTTCAGCACCTCCAGAGCCTAAAAAGATTAATGGATTTCCAGCGATTTTCATCGTGTCAAGCGATGTCCCAGCATCGTTTGTTGCTTGCAAACGAACACCACTGTCGTTCAGCGCAACGAGGTTTGCATCTGTTGCTGTCTTGACAGTTAATACCTGAGTTGGAGAAGCAGTCCCCACCCCAACCCGATTATTTGTGCTGTCAACTTTAAGTGTAGATGTATCGACAGTCAGGTCGCCAGTAACAGTCATGCTGTCAGCCTGTGGGCTTTCAAGTGCAATAGTGCCAGCAGAGACATCTTTGATGTCTGCCATTAGCTCTCTGATGGCGTTGTTTATGCCACTAGGAGCGCAGTTCTCCGCTATGTCAACGGACTGAATGTCTGTATTGTTTGCCGCAGTTGCGTCAAAATCTCTTACACTGTTTTTAGCCATTGTTTAGTCCTCGTCAGTTTCTTGGATACCCGCTTGTAGTAAATATGCCTCAATCTGTGCATTGTTTTTTGCAATTCCAGGCACAGTACTTGGCGATTTCAAAAGCTCTGCCATTAGTTTAGGGTTATTTATAGCTGCTTCAGTCAAAACGTCCAACACCTTGCTATTTGGTATTTTTGACAAAAATGTTTGAGCCGCCTTTGAACCTTCAGAAGCAAAAATCAACTGTGCGCCTGATTGCCTTGCTGCTAAACTATTAGCACCAAATCTTGCTCCCATCACGCGAGCAAGCAGCTTAAATACATGACTTTCGTTTTTGAAAAAATCTTCAATAGTATCTTTCGATTTATAAGATTTCTCAAACTTTTTAGCTTGACCTGCAATAATCTTAATTCTGTCTATTTGATTTTTATTCAATGCACCAGAAGATTTTAAAGCACCTTCTATGGTTGTGTTGCCAACTGGTCGTTTAAGATATGACTCAACTGCATCTCCAGAAAAAACACCTGTTTCACGAGAAACAGCATTATCAAATATGTTTTCAAATATAGAGACTTTTAATCCCTCAACCGCATCAGGGCTATTCCGCACTAGCCTGAACATTTCAGAAAGCTCTTTACTTGGGTTTGCACCCCTCATTATCTTAGCAACAAATTCATTTGTATCTTCTGTTTTTAAAATCTTGGCTGCCATCTTCTTTTTATCGAAATTAGCAGAAGCCGCACTTTGAATTTTCTTTGCACTGTCAAATGTTCTAGCTGTCTTGTTTATGTCAGAAAACAAGTCTTCTACACCTAAACGCTGAATTGTGCGTTGATTGCGAGAAATAAAATCTTCTAGTTTATTGGGATTAAGTGCTTGAGTTGAAGCATCTCTAAGCTCATTTACCATTGTAAGTAAAAACTGTTTTTGAGCCTCACGCATTTCTGCTGGTCTTTCTGCAATCTCTGGGGTTACATCCTGCCCCCTCACAGAGATTGGCTCAACAGCTTCTTCAAGCTGCCTAGCTCTAATTTCAGCTTGTGGCCCTCTTACCGCCATCGCCCTACGAAGCGTCATCTCAGGCTCTACTCTTGCCCTACCAGAAGCACCTACACCTAAAACATCTGCAGCAAATGTTCGACCAAACTTTTCGTTTAATCTTTTTGAGAAATCTCTAGCAATATCCGCTTGATTGCCTGGCAATGTACCCAAATCATCTAAAGATGCATTAGCCAGTCCACGCATAATTCTTGCCATATCAAAATCTGGGTTTGCCCCACTAGCAAAAGCCCTAGCCTTCCTCAAAGCAACACTCCTAAAATCTAAAAGGTCAGAGGAGTAAATAGGGTCTTGTGAAATAGGAACATCTACCTCATCCCCAAACACTTGTTTTATTAAAGATGACGCACCATCAGGGCCAGCATCAAAGCTTTTCAACACACGATTTGCGAATTGCTGTGCAGGTGCAGGAAAGACTCTTTCATCCATAATTTCAGAGCGATAAGTTCTTATTTGAGACGCTAAATTTTCAGGGGATATTTCAATGTTTTTTGGAACACTGCTCCATAGCTGACCCTCAGTTGTACGAGCATCTTTAAGAGCAGATTCAAGGATTTCTCTAGCTTTTTCACTAACCTCTTCTTCAGATAGTCGTCCAGCCACAGGCTCTTGCGCTAAACGAGCCGCATCCTCAGCTCGTGAAACTTTATTTTCAAGAAGTGTATTAAAGTAGTTTTTTCGTTCAGCAGCAACAACAGCAATGGTATCTGGATTGCCAGTGCCTAACGCATCTCGATACAATCTATTCATTTCTTCTGCTGTGTTTTGCGCTAATGTTTTGTATTGCTGACCAGTAGTTGCGCTCTCTTTAATTATTGAACCCTCAAGAGCTGTAAGAAAAGGACTGTCAGCTATTTGCGCGGCAGTTAAACTATCAACTTCTGGACTTTCTAAAAGTTTTCTTGCTAAAACTTCAGGGTCTTCACCATAATCTAAGGCTGCCTTTTTTACTTTTTCTGCTGCTGTTGCTTTTATACCACCAGGCAATCTAGCTGCAATGGCATCTTTTGCATTTTGGACAAAACTGTTCACACCTCTCGACATAAGTATGGCAGGGGAAAGAGTTGGTGCTATCTGCCCAATCACTTGAGCAGTTGGGTCGCCAGGAGCAAGGGTTTCTGCCACCGCACCACCACCAGCAGCAAGTCCAGCCAGACCAGCCTCAGTAGCAACAAACGGAACAGGTCTTCTTGCAGCAGATTCAACAATATCCCTTCCAATTCTTCTTGCTAGTCCAGGGGCTTTTTCTAAATCTCTGGAAGAGCGTAGGGCAGACGGAAGTCCAAAACCAGCACGAGCTGCGGCAACAGGTGCGACTGCGGGTGCAATAGATGCCCCTAAAACCTCACCAGCCACAGCCGCAGGTCTGACTCTGGGCGCAACAGTTTCCATGCTAGGTATGGTATAACCAGGGCCAACATCTGCCAGCCCTTCTCTTACAGTTCTAACCAAACCTTTTTCAGATACAGGCAACCTAACCGATTCAGGAACGCCAGCAGCCTCAAGACCAATGTTGGCTAACTTCAGTGCTGATTCTGCTGCTGTTACTGGCAATCCTAGCAAACCCAAAGCACCAGAGTAAGTGCCACGCAAAAGTGCTGTAGGAACATCCTTTGTTTGATATTCTGGCTTTGATATATCAATATCAACCTCGCCGCGGCGAGCAAGCTCCTCCAAAGCATTCTTTAGATTTCCTGTAAGCTCTCCAGCTTGATATGCTTTTACCGCAGATTGCAAATCCATTTTACTTACTCTCTGGAAATAAAAGTTTTAAATTTTCTGTAGTTTCTTGCGCTAAAGGTCTAGGTGCTACAGGCGCAAACATTCCTTCATCTGCACCATATTGACGAGACTTTTCAAGAATAGCTTTATATCTATCCACTTGATTTTTAAACGCTCGAATGTCTGTTTCTAATTTTCTTTTATCTTCAAGTTTAGGCGTTCTAGCCAACTCATCTTCAAGCTCACTTACCTTTAAATCTGCAAAATTAACAAATTGTTTTGTTTTAGCTCTAAAATTAACATTTGTTTCGTCTGGGTCTGGTAAAACTTTATTTAATTCTTCTCGAACTGCTGCTGTTAATCTACCACCAAAAGCCTTTGTTAAAGCAATCTTGGTATCATTATTTAGATTTTCTACATATGAAATAGCTTCAGCTTGTTCTGCGCCAGGCTCAAAACCTATACGACCCCCTATAGCCCTAATACCTTTTGCAATCTGACCTGTTAACTCACCAGTGGCAGCCGTTTCTAGTAATGGCACTTCTTCTAAAAGTTCTTGAGATACGCCAGCTTCAGCATCACTTGGTGCAACAGTGGTTGGCGCACCCATCATCTGAGTCGCAGACAAAATACCACCCATAGTGGGGCTGGTTGGGTTTACATCCATAAATCCTTCACTGCCATCAGGCAATTTTATTTTTTCATATTTAGGCTGTGCTGTTTTTTGCAATGAAAGTAATGTTGCGACATCGCCAAGCTGACCACCAAGCCCAGACTTAAACTGCTCCTGTGCGCCTAGAAGACCTTGAGCCAAAGCTGGTCCAAAACGCTGTGGTGTGCGCGTTGGCCCTTGTCCCAATAGTCCCGCACCTAGCTGCATTATAGCTCTGCTTTGCGCCTGTTTCCTTGCTTCAGGACCAAGCAGTTGACCAACCAAGCCCCCTCTGCCTAGAAGAGTACCTGTGTCGTATCTTTTTCTTATGCCGCCTAATAAACCATCAGCCATCATAAACTCCTATGCGTATGCACCTAATAAACCACCAAGAACGCCACCAACAAGCGGGTCGTCAGGCAATATTTGAGAACCAATAAGCGCACCGCCTAAGAATGTTTGGCCTGTGCTTGGCTCAAAGTATGGCTGTATTGCAGATGATGTCTGACCCATTGGGAAACCAGACACAGCCGCTTGATACTGACCAAGGGCTTGCATAGGTGCTTGTTGCTCAAACTGGAATCTGGCAATGTCACTAGCAAGCTGTTGCTGTGCAAGTTGCTCTCTAGCACCACCGACAGCACCTAGCTGACCAATGTCATAATATGAAGCCTGTTGTAATTGTGGGGCAAAGCCCAGAACTTGTTGTTGTCTAGCACGTTCAGCACCATAGTCACGATATGCAATGTCAGCCGCAACATCACCGAGTGCGCGGGTCATAACATCAGCAGCAGCACCAGAACCAAGGCGACCACGCTGTGCTAATGCACTTGTTGTTCTTGCTTGCACTGGGTCTAAGGCTCTGTTGATGGCTTCACTTAACCCAGGACTACCCCCAAGGAATGTGCCACCAAGTACGTCTGTTGCGTATTGCTGGGCAGCCGTTCCAACGGGAGTGCCAGCTAGAGCCTGTTGCTCTCTCATACGCAACGCTTGTTCTGTTTGCGGTGCAAAGCCAACAACTGTCTCACCAGGATAATACTCCTGTGGGCCTTGCATATACTGCCGATAAGCCTCGCTCATACCATATTGCAGGAATGGTTCTGCAAATGGTGCGGGGGCTGTGCGTGTAATTGTCTCTGTTACGCCGTCAGGTTTTGCCATCTTCATATCTCCTGTATTCTGCACATTAACACTAGGCTGAGTTATAGGCAACGGGGTTTGCACTACTGGGGCTGGTGCTACTGGTGTAGGTGTAGCTGGCAATGCTGCTACAGTATTTGTAGGTTGACTATATGAAACACTTTGGCCTGTTTGAATTGCTTGATTAATTGCATTTTGAACTGCTGGAGGCTTAACATCCCTCGTCATGCTCATTTGCCTAGCTTGCTCTGGTGTCATTATTAATTGATTCATGGTGTCAAAATTAAATCCTCCACCAAAAAAACCACCCATCGGTGAAAATTGTGACAATTCTGACATTCTCGCTAAATCAACCATTCTCTTATCCTATAACCACATAGCCAACAACTAAATCGTGACCATGATTCTGATGACCAGCAACAAAACTGCCAGTTGTACGACTAGATACAAATGGGTGTATGTGTGAAATATCATTACCTAAACCCGTAAAAAGTATAATGCTATTTGCACCAACACGTTTGTCTGTGACATTCGTAGTAGTTGTACCAGATGAAACTGTAAAACTACCTGTACTGTTTAACTTACCTTCGACACAGTTGTTTACCACCTCGGATATTTCACGAGGTGCGCCGCCTTGATATGGTAGCTTTCTGTACTGATTGCTCATCTGCGTCCCGTAGTTGTTGCATCAATATCAATGCCCTGTGTCTTATTCCACTCACCCGTAAGGTTTAACCTTATCCTGTGATAACGTCCTTCAGAGCGCACAGGTATAAAGTTATCTGTATTTAGACTAGAAGAAGAACCAAATGTAAATGTATCTATCTGCCTATTACGACTCGCAACTTGCGCTGTAACAGCACCAGTTTCATTTTCACGAAGCGTAACATACGGGATGACATTTCTAATGAGGCTTCTATTGCCTTTGCGAACTTCAAACTCACCCGTTTCAACAATCGCCGCAAGCGTACTGCCCGTGAAAGTTTGGATTTTGTTGTCTTTGCTGGCTGCAAAAACAAACTCACCACCACGATAAACCACCCCATCGAGAGAAGCAGGTAGGACATCCAAGCTGCCAAAAGCAGCATCAAGTTGCTCAAGAGTAAAACCAGCCGTATAAACACCCGCCAAGTGGTCAACCCCAATGTTCGCCGTTGACCATTTATCGAGGGCATAATTGTAGATAATAAGTCTGTCAGGTACGCCAGCAGTTGCCGATGTACTAGCATAAGACCAGATAATAACTTGTCGTAACGGGTCAACAGCAGACGACATATTCTTTGCATAAGCTCCATCCCAATCCTCCAAGAAAAATTTGTTTACCTTCTCAGCCCCAATCGGACGAGACTCTTTACCATCAAACATATAAAAGCCATCGTCAGCCAAGTAAAACACAGCATGACCAACATTAGCAACACTGCCTGGTACTTTACAACCTCTGTTCAACTCAACTTTGTCAAACTGAAATATCAAAGGTGAACCAATATATGAGGCACGAACAATACCCTTTTCTAAAAGTATCGTTGCATACTCACCGCCGACCAAACCAGTAATATCCCCCAAGTCATCAATGTCCTGAAAGTCAGCTTGTGTTGTAGCACTTACTGCCCAACTTGTTGCATCACCCAATGCTGACCATTGTGTGCGATATGGCTTAGTACCAGCAGAGGTCGTATTGGTAAATCCTGTCATTACAAAGTCACGCACGACAGCAATATACTTAGCCTTTGGTGCATCAGCACTAAGGTCAGAAAACAGACCAGATGCAGCAGCAGTTATCTTTTGTATAGGGTCTGCAAAGTTGGTAGCAACAACAGTTTCACCATACTGAACAAAACGAACCTTATCCTCTGTGCCAGTGCTGTAATTGCCAGACTTGCTAATATTGTCTAAAGAACCATCAGATGTATCAAACTTATATATCTTAGCTCTATCAGCCGCATATAAAGCTGTGTTGCCATTATCATCACGAGCAGCAAACAAACCAACAATGGTACTGTCAGCAGTGCCGCTAATAGCAGACAGGCCCTGAAAGCTCTCATAACCTGTCAAAGACGGAATTACGTTTGTCGCTACAGTTGTGCCAGCATTATTAAAAGCTGACTGGTCTGGTAAAAACTCGCCAAATCTAATCATTGTCTATACCAAACCTCGTTACCTTGACTTACATTTGTCCAAACTTCTGAGCCAGCAGCTACCTCACTCCATGTTTCACTGCCCTCAGACACAACAGACCAAAGCTCCCCAAGTATTTCACCTGTTATAACACTTGTTATAACACAGCTAACAGAACCAGCACCACTAGCTGTAAACTGCGTAGAGCCATTGGCAGTTACAGACATGCTCACAGCACCATTAATAACAAGTATAGTATTGCAGCCAGATGTTGCTGTTACGGCAATATTTGCGCTGCCACTTGCGGTTAATACCTTTAAGGCACTAGCAGCTTCAGTAATTGCGATATTTACTGAAGCATCCATTGCAACAGTAAATCTAGCAACAGCCGCCACACTTGCCGCACCTGTTACAGAAGCATCAACAGACTGTATGCGTATTCCATCTGATGTTGTGGTAATTGATAGGGCAGATGAGCCTTCAAGCTCTTTTACAACTACTAAGCTATTGGTATGCGCTGCTGTAATTGCAGTCGCAACAGAAGATGTAGTCTCAAACAGATTGAGATTATCTAAGTCCTCAAGAGTGCCAAAAGCATCAAGGGCATCTATATTGCCCCAGTTATCTAGCTGCTCCAGTGTTGGGCCGATTATCTCAGCCATTGGACTAAGCCGCAGTTACATCTAGGTCGCCAGCAGCAATCCGTAGGATGTCACCTGTAGCAATCGTTTTGCTCGCTGAAAAAGCACCATGTATCAAAAGATTGCCAGAACTAGAGGCATCAAAGATTCCAAAATGGCTTACTGTACCCCAGCTACCAGTAGCAGCAGGAAACTCAATAGCAGCAGTGTTGTCGGTTGTTCCACCAGAGGCAGCATCAAAAGCCGCAGACTTTCTCGTATAACCACTGCCAGATAACTCAGTACCACTATTATCATCACCAAAAGAACCAGTAGAAAGACCAATGTAAACAGTAGATGGTGCAGAATATGCACCTGTTCCTAGTATGTGGTCAAGAATTTCGTTTTCGAGATAATCACTCATTGCGCTCATGTCAATTCTCCGTAATCAGATTTCATAAATAAACCAGAGCCAGCATGTTGACCCTTTTCTTCTTCACGTTTTAACTCTTCCATTGAGCGTGTAAAGAGACTGTCGTACATCTGTGTTTTCTGGTCATCCATCAAATACACACTTGCAGCCGACAATGCACCATACAAGTACAAATCAGGGTGGCGAGTTAAAATCGTATTTGTCGTATTACTATCCGACAAATCTGGCACACCTTCCATATACACAATTTCTGCTGTGTATCCGCTATCGGGCGTAGGTGCAAACTTTATCTCTCCACCAATAATGGTATAAGCACGAGGCTTTCCAGAACCACCGCTTGAGTATAATTCATTTATTTTTTGGGGCGTATAATACTCAAGAACCTCCGTAGGGGTTGTGTTTAGCTTGACCATTCTTATGGAACGCAAATCCGTGGGCAATGAAACAAATGCATCACCACCTGTTAGCGTAGCTGTTGCACGTTTCTCCTGTGAACGTGTTTCCAACTCCCTACCCATACGAGCCTCTGCCATACTAATAAATTCAGGTATTCTGTCTGTCAGGTCAGAACGTGCTAAAAAATTAGCAACAGCCGTTTTTAGTTCTGCAAAGGTTGTAATAGCCATTATACGTTACCACCACTTGTTCTAAAGAACCTGTTCTCATAATCATTCATCCACTTTTTCCAAGCGTTAGGATTATGCTTTGGCTCACCAAACTTCTGTACTAGCTCATAATAAAGAGCCGTTGGTATTTCTGCAACCTTCTGTTGATGTCTTTGTGTATCTCCAATCAAAGAACCAGAACGATATGCATTAGCCTCTTCTTTGTTGCGTTTTAAAAGTGCATCAACATTTTGCGATGTCTCGTAAACAAAGCCGCCACTAGGATTGTCGTGTACCCACGTTTCCTTACCAGTGACAGCATCCCTTTTAAGCAATCTCTTAGACAAACTTTTCTCCCAAAGTATCAGGGGAGAGACTAAGCTCTCCCCCTAATAACTTATGACAAGTTATAAACAGCACCATGTGCTTTAGGCGCAGATACTTTCAAAGACCATTCTGTGATGATTTCGAACTTATCAGCATCGCCTGTTTTAGCGAGGTCTGTTACTGCAAAGTTACGACCAGGCAGTGTGCAGATAGAGGCATAGTCACTGTCGAGGAGGTAAACTCTGTCTGATGGTGTGAATCTGTCGATAACAACATCAAGCTGACCAAAGTCACTCAGATAAAGTGAAACCGACCCAACCATTGCTGCCTCACGAGGAGCAGTATAGTTGATTTGGTTTGTGGTCACTGAACCAGAGTTCAAGTCACTGAAAGCAACTTTTTTCGCAGGTGAAACAACCAAAAGGTTTGGCTGACCACCATCTTCATATGCAGCTTGCATAGCAGCATCAATCATAGCGAGTGTCATTGTGCGGTCAGTACCATCGTCAGATGGGACATGTGTACCAAGACCAACACCTGCATTAAAGGCAGTTTCGTCAGAAGCGATGGATACGTTTGTAATCCAGCTTGAGAGTGTACCAGCTTTACGAGGGTCAGATGCAGCACGAGCCTGTGCAGTACAAACTGACTTCTCAATGTCACGGCGAAGCTCAAGACCTTTCAGAACTTTCTGATAGGCTGTCTCTTTGTCGCGTCCCGCCTTATCAACAGCGTCCAGCGTTCCAGAAATTGCAGCATCTTTCTGTGAAATCTGCATGTAGTTTCCAAGACGAACAGTTGCGGTTGGTGTGTCGTAAGTAGCGTCAGCACCTTCGTTTTGATAATTGTTAGAAGCAGCCGCAGCGAGTTCCTGTACTTGCCATTCAACAAATACACCATTTGCAGTCTCTTTACGAAGAGCTGAAAAAATTGGGGTCTCATCAGGGTCGATTCGAGTTATAACGTCAGCGAGGTCTTCACGCTCACCAACGGCAGTAGTAGTAGTATGTGTAGCCATAATATTTACCTATTTCTTTCCAAAAGATAATCCACAGCAGCATCTCTGCTGCCACTTTTCTTCAGGCGGTCAAAAGCCTGTGATTTACGTTTTGCAGTCACTTCGGACTTAGGAGTAGGCTTGCCAGACTTAGTTACTTTCGGTGCTTTTCTTACCTTCTTCTGAGCTGCTGGAGCTTTAGCCATCAACTCATCATAAAGATATGCTTTGCGGAGTGTCTCAATAGCACGACTATCAGAGGCGGTTTGGAGTTCTTGCTCAGTAAAACCAATACGCTGTGCATACTGTATTACGTTTTGCTTTTCCCTCGTAGCTACTTCTTCGTCACGCCACTCTGGAATACGCTCTAGTAAACGCTGTTGCTCTTGCGCGAGATGCTGCTGATGCGCTTGCATCATTTCTTGCTGCTTCTCTTGCTGTACCCGCATCTGCTCTTGCTGAACCTTTGCAAGATTATCTTTGCGGTCACGAACTCCATCACGTTGCTTTACATATTCCAACGGGTCTTCCGCATAGAGCTTTTCCCAATATTCTTGAGTAGGCTCTTGCACTGTAAGCTGCTGAGACAAGACATTCAAAGCCTGTTCGTACTGCTCACGCTGTTGCGCGATAACTTGGCGTTCAGCTTCAGCTTGCTTTCGCTCACTTGCAGCTTCCTGCATTCGTTTTTGCGCGGCCTGTTCAAGTTGATAGTTCTTGATAAGTTCGTCTGTTGTGACGTTCTTTTCCTCACCATCAATTTTAACAGTGTAATACTCTTCTACGTCATCAGATTCTTCAGAGGCCTCCAAAGGTTGCTCATCTTCATCTTCAGTAGCTTCGTATTCGACATCAGTTTCTTCAGTCTCTTCTTCAGATAGCTCTACAGCGTCATCAGATTCTACTTCTTCTACTAATGCTGCTTCCGCTTCAACTTCCGTTTCTGCTTCAGCTACAGGCTCTTGAGGTATATCGCTTGCCTCTTCAGGGGCGGGGGTACTCAAGAGATGGTCAACTGCTTGACCTCTGGTTAGTGGTTCAGCCCCATCAGGGATACTGCTTTCACTCATATCTTATCTCCTCCATAGAGAATTACTGTTTAACTCAATTTTTGCCAGCTCACCTGTGCTGACAAGTTCTTCCAGATGCCCTTGCACCGCAAGCAGTGCTTGATACATCTGAAAAATCTTCTCCCTTTGAGATTCTTGTTCAATAGAAGTCGCCTTCCACGTTTCTATATAACGACTTCCAAGCTCCTCAAAAGCCTCAACCATGATAGGATTACGCAAGACAGCCTTTGCTTTTTCGCCCCTATCCTGTTCTCCCCTTAATTTTCCTTCATCCATCACTCTCTCCTGTGATATTTATGCCACACTATATTTTTCTAGTCTACACCCATTCTAAATAGGCAACATTCTCTGCAATGTTTGGAAGTCAAGCATCTGTCCTGGCACTGATATTGCTTGCTGTCGATATGCAGGGTCATAAGGAGATTCCAGTCTTGCATAGCTACCTAATCCTGGAATAGCTGGCATAACCTGACCAAAATCAAAACCTGCTGGCAATGCCATAGCTTCTTGAGGTGTTATTGAACCTATGAACTCACCTACAGTTTGCGGTGGTGTAGGCTCTCTTTCAATATATGCTTTAGCAAGCTCTCTAGTTTCAAGTTGCTCTGGTGTTGGCATATAACCAGTTTCTTGGTCAAATCCTTCTGGATATGGGTTAATCTGACTTAGCAAGTATGGAACATTTACGTTACCTGCAACCTGAATGTCACGAAGGTCACTGTAGTAGGTAGTTTCTGGGCTAAGAACACCTAATGCTTCCTGCATATTTATTGGCGGTGTTTCTGCGGTTGGTTGCAATACACCAGCCCGAAGCATATTGGTTACAAAGTCAGCAGCGTTAACACTTGGGTCTTCTAGTTTATGACGTTGCTCAAAGTAACCATACTGGTCAACAATCTCATCTTGGTCACTTGCTTCCCACTTCTTGAGTGCAGTTTGGTCAACCTCATAACCCATAGAGTTTTGCAACCAATTTACAAAATCAATGGCATTACGCGACTGGGTACTGCCAAAATCTCTCTTTGCTGTTTCTGTTGGAGTTTGAGCTTTATCATAAGTGCGGGAGCTTGTTTCCCCAAAACTGCCATCCTCAAAGCCTAAAGTATATTTTGACCT